CTATGCACGGAAGTCTTGTTACTTCCTCACTTATTAGGGAAACTTCTGATAACGAATCACAGAATTATGGTTATAAATTTGGTCAAGAGGAGGAGACGTATAACATCGTCGCTGCTCATGGCTACTTCGGAAGGTTAATTTTCCAATATGCTAGCTTTAATAATAGCCGTGCTCTTCATTTCTTCCTTGCTGTGTGGCCCGTCACTTGCATATGGATTACCTCTATGGGAGTTTCAACCATGGCGTTCAACCTTAATGGATTTAATTTCAACCAATCAGTACTTGATGCAAACGGCAACGTAATTCCTACATGGGCTGACGTATTAAATAGAGCTAACCTTGGATTTGAGGTAATGCACGAGCGTAATGCTCACAACTTCCCACTCGACTTAGCTTCAGTAAATGCTACTGAAGTTGCTTTAACAGCACCTGCAATAGGTTAATAAAACCTGGCGGCTCACTTGTCGGAGTAGTAGAAGCCAACTGGTTACCGTGTCCGTTCACTCTCTTATGAGAGCGCATGAAACCACATCATGGAACGGGGGTGTGGTACTATGGAGAAGATCTATGCAAAAAAAGATCGAACTAAAGTATCGCGGTGTACCTTACACAAAGCAACCTTAAATTACTTTAATGAAAATTACAGCACTAGCCCTCGCGAGCGCATTCGCGACCGCTCCTGCTTTCGCCGGACCCTACGTGAACGTGGAATCGAACGCTTCCTACACAGGAACTGATTATACATCTGCTACAACTGACATCCATGTTGGTTGGGAAGGTGGTAATGAGACTTTCGATTACTATATCCAAGGTGGTCCAGCCATCGTAGCTACAGACGGTGCAGACTCAGACACCAGACTTTCTGGTAAGTTGGGTGCAAGCGTCAACGCTACAGACAAACTAGGTTTCTATGGAGAACTATCATTGCTAACTGCTGATGCAGATACTAACGATGATAACTTCTGGGGTACCAAGATTGGCGCTAAGTATAGTTTCTAATGGCACATCAAAGTTCAGTAGATCCTACTTATCCTGTTTCGTTTGAACCGGAACCGGAAGTCAAAGAAGAACCTGAAGAAGAAAAAGAGTATCAATCTTTAGAAGAAGCTCTTACAGGTGAGTAAATTCAACGAATTATGGATAATAGTCTTCGGATTATTATCCTTTTTTATTTTGGTACAAACCTTACATTTAGGTTATCACCAAAGGGAAGAGACACCTCAGTGTCGGACCTCTTCCTAATTGGCATGAGCCCTCTGCGGAGGATACCTCTTGCCGTCTAGACGGTGGGAAAGACCACAACCAATCAATCAATCGATTTAAAAAATTTCAGCTGAAGAAAGTTATATACAAATTTAAACCATATCAATGGCACATCAAAGTTCAGTCAACCCTTCCCAGGTTGTCCAGTTAGGTCAATCTAATTTAGCGGGTGACACCAGAGCTCTTTATCTCAAGCTGTTTAGCGGTGAGATGTTTAAAGGGTTCGAGAGGAACACGATAGCTCGTGACCTCATTATGAAGCGTACCTTGAAGAACGGTAAGTCATTACAATTCATCTTCACAGGACGTACCACAGCTGAATACCATACACCAGGAAACAGCATATTAGGAAACTCTGACAAAGCTCCTCCAGTAGCTGAGAAGACCGTCACTATTGACGACCTACTTGTCAGCTCAGCATTCGTTTACGAATTGGATGAGACACTAGCTCACTACGAACTACGTGGAGAGATTTCTAAGAAGATCGGCTACGCTCTTGCAGAGAAGTATGACCGTCTAATCTTCCGTGCTATTTCACGCGGTGCTCGTAAAGCTTCTCCTGTAGCTGCAACTAATTTTGTAGAGCCAGGCGGTACACAAATCCGTGTAGGTACCGGTAACGCTGACGATTCAATTAACCCTGATCTCTTAGTAGCAGCCTTCTATGATGCAGCTGGTGCTCTAGACGAGAAGGGAGTTAGTTCTGATGGACGTGTAGCTGTCCTAAACCCACGCCAATACTATGCTCTTATTAAGGGTCTAGATGGAGCTGGTCTAGGAGCTTATCTAGTCAATCGTGACTCTCAAGGTGATGCTCTACAATCAGGTAAGGGCATATATGAAATTGCTGGAATCAAGATCTACAAGTCTATGAACGTACCTTACTTCGGTGAGTACGGAACTAAGCTTGGTGGTTCTGTTTCTGGTACTAACCCTGGAATCACAGACACTGGAAACAAAGGTTCATTCACACAAGTATCAGTAGAAGATGGACGTAACTCTGTTACAGGTATCAACAACGAGTATGGTACTCAATCCAACTTCGCGAACTCATGTGGTTTGATCTTCCAGAAGGAAGCTGCTGCATGTGTAGAAGCAATCGGACCTCAGGTACAGGTAACCTCAGGTGATGTATCCGTGATTTATCAGGGTGACGTCATACTAGGACGCTTGGCTATGGGAGCCGACTACCTCAACCCAGCTGCTGCTGTGGAACTATATGCAGGAACAGGTACAGCACCTGCCGCATTCTAACTATACAAAGGGAGTTCTCACGCTCCCTTTTTTTTCTTTACAAATATTTATACCTATGGCAACCACTACTGACCTCGATACCGAACTATCCGCTGTGAATTCAATACTGGGAGCTATTGGTCAATCTCCTATTACAACACTTAACTTTACTAATCCTGAAGTTTCGTATATCTACAACATCTTAACGGAAGTTAACAAAGATGTACAGAACGAAGGATGGCATTTCAATACAGAAGAACATAAAGAAGTTGTGCTGAGTTCTGACGGTGAACTAGTAATACCTTCTACTGCATTACGTTATGATTTACATGACGGTGGTGTAGATAGAACGTATGATGTAGTTAAGCGTAAGAGTGGCAGTAATTATGTACTATATGATAAAGTAAACCACAGCTCTACATTTAGTGCTGGTACTTATTATTTAGATTTAGTTACACTGTATACATTTGATGATCTACCTAATGTATTCCAGAGATACATAACATATAGAGCAGCTTCAAGAGCAGCAACTCAGCTTGTCTCTAACCCACAACTAGTACAGCTTTTACAACAACAAGAAGCAATGGCTAGAGCTGCTTGTGTAGAGTATGAGTGTCAACAAGGAGATCATTCATATTTCAATAGACCACACGAAACTGTTTATAGATCCTATCAACCCTATACTGTACTACAACGATAATGGCAAGCGTTACACAAACAATACCAAGTTATACTGGAGGATTATCAGAGCAACCTGATGAATTAAAGTACCCTGGACAATTATCAAAAGCAGATAATGTATTTCCAGATATTACTCATGGACTAATGAAACGTCCTGGTGGTAAGCTTGTAGCATCTCTAAGTGATAATGGTACTGCAAGTTTAAACTCAGTAACTACTGGTAAATGGTTTAGTTATTATAGAGACGATGCAGAGCAATATATAGGTCAGATTGCTCAAAACGGAGATGTCAGAATATGGAAATGCAGTGATGGGTCTACGATGACAGTCACTAAGGATTCAGGCACTGCATCAGCTTTGACAAGTTACTTAACACACACTGCTGATTCTGATATACAAACCTTAACACTTAACGATTATACATACATAACTAATCGTACTAAGACATGTGCATTTAATAGCACTACCACTACTGCTCAAGAAAGTCAAGCGTATATTGAACTAAGAAAATTATCTTATGCTCAACAATATACAATAAATTTATTTGATAACACTGATACCCAATCAGTATTTACTGCTTTAAGAATTAATGTTACAAGAGAGGTTGATAGTGGTAATGGGTGTAAAGATGCTGATGGAGGAATGCCCTCCAGTGGTACGTTACCTGGCTCCTCTAGTAATCAAACTAGATGCGATGCTACAGCAACAGATGACAGAGATAGTTATTGTCCAAATGTTGATACTAGAATATTTTCAATTAATGATGGTGACTCAGGCGTTGCTGCCGCAGCTAATGGTACAGCTCACACATATGATGTATTTGATGTAGGAGATAATAATGTAAGTAGCTTAACTGGAGCCGATGCTAGAACACCATCTAATTTATATTTCCGTATATCTACCATAGGGCAAGCTATGCCTGAAGGTTCAGCTACTAATCCAGATTACCATTGTCGTTACACAACTACACACGACTTACTATATGGTGGTACTGGTTGGAAAAAAGGTGACTACTTCACTGTATGGATGAAGAATGCTAGATATAAAATTGAGATTGCTGAGGATAGTGAATCAGTAGTCCAAGCAAATTTAGCATTAGTCAGACCTACTCCCACACCATTCGACACCGAGACTGTTATCACTGCTGAGAGCATCCTAGGTGACCTTAGAGAGAACCTTTTAGTCTTAGATGACGTAACTATAACAACTGCAGGTTCGGGCTACTCAAGCGCTCCTACCGTAGCGTTCTCTGGTGGAGGAGGTACAGGAGCTGCAGCAACAGCTACAGTAAGTGGAGGAGCTGTAACAGCTATAACCATAACCAACCATGGCAGTGGTTATACATCAGCACCTACAGTATCTTTCTCAGGAGGAGGAGGTAGTAGTGCAGCAGCTACAGCAAGGGTATTCTCTGCAGAACAGATTGGTAACGGTTTATATCTTAGCAGACCTTCTGGTACTGCTTTTAATTTATCTACTACAGTTACAGATTTACTTAGACCTCTAACAAAACAGGTTAATGATGTAGGTGAACTACCTAGACAATGTAAACACGGTTATCGTTTACAGATTGCAAATAGTGCAGCTGATGAAGATGATTACTATGTTCAGTTCTATGGTAATAATGACAAGGACGGAGAGGGTGTATGGGAAGAGTGTGCTAAACCTGGTATAAATACTAATTTTGATCCGGCTACAATGCCTATTCAATTAGTCAGAACCAATGCCACAACCTTTACCATCTCACAAGTTACTTGGGATCCTCGTCAAGTTGGTGATACATTAACTAATCCTGACCCTAGTTTTATTGGGAAAAAAATTAACAAGATGGTTTTCTTCCGAAATCGTCTTGTCATGTTAAGTGATGAGAATGTTATCATGTCACGACCAGGAGACTTTTTTAACTTCTGGGCTAAG